TCCACTCTGCGGGTGCTTCGGGCTTTCGCCACGTTTGATTGCCTCGTAAACCTCCTGCCGATGGATCGGGACTTCCTTGGGGGCCTCGATTCCCAAACGCACCTTGTCACCTCGTATCTCGACCACTACCACGACAATGTTGTCATTAATAACGATCCGTTCATCCTTTTTGCGAGTCAACACCAACATCATTCAATCCTCTATCAGGAATAACGCGGTTTGCGGATTACTTCGCACGCCTTCTCGATTTCATTCCACACGTCAGTGACCAGCTCCCGCAGGTCACGCTCCAACCCACCCGCTTCGATCTTGCGGATCAGCGTCTCCCGTTTGCCTTTCAAGTCTAGGTCATCTGCCACGATCATCCCGTTGGTGGCCGGCCAGTGATCTTCCTCCACCAGAAAATCAACGCAGCTTCCCAAATCGTCAATCCCCATACTGTAGTGGATGGGCAGTTCAATCGTCCGGTCCTTGCCCTGAATCCTGTTTTTCTGCACCTGGACTTTGACCTTCACCCCGATCTTCCGTGGCTTCCCCTTGACCGTTTTCTTTATCACACCACGCACAGACGACCACAACTCCAACCCACAATAGAACTTCAAGGCACGGCCACCGCTGCGGACTTTGGAGGGCTCAAACGGTCCCCCGCCCACGTTGTCCCGCGTCTGGCTTATCAAGATCAAGATGGAGCCCGTCTTGTGTATCCCCGACAAAACCTTCCGCAGCATCGTGCTGTTGCTCTTGGCCTTGCCGTCACCGTAGTCTCCTTTAGCCACCGGGCCACCTCTGGAGGCCTTCTTCTTTTCGTCGAACTTCTTTTTTTCGTACAGGCTGCTTAGAGCGTCCATCGAATCGAGCACGTAGACGAACGGCTTGCCAATCTTTTGAGCGTCATCCACGTGGAAGTAGAAATCCTCTATCGTCGCAGAATAGACCGGCTTGCCTTCATCGTCCACAGCAGGGGGCTCCAGCCGATCGGCGACGCCCTTACCAAAGAACTTCCGCAAACTCATCAACGCCCCGCCCTCCACGTTGTCGAAGATGAGTCGATAGTTGTCGAAGTGTCGATTGATTGCCGCCTCAGCGAAGCATGTAAGCGACAGGAACGTCTTACCACTAGCCGAATCACCGACGATGAAAAAATAATGCCCCTTGAGAAAGCCACCGTAGGGCTTCCCGGTGCAGGCCATGTTGAGAAGCGTGGAGCCCGTGCTGAGATAATCAGACCGGAGGATCTCTTGCTGGACCACGAGCGGTTTTAGCAGGGCTTTCCTAGCAGCGTCGGAGTCTTTAGTCATTCCTGTACTTCCTTTCAGTGGTCCCGGCAGGACTCGAACCTGCACCGGCAACTTCAAACGACCTTCTGGCGGTCAGCCTTGGGAGCCTCCCTAAGCCGCTGTCTGGGTCTATCACGCCGGACGGTTGGACATTTCCTGCGTCTACCTGAGCCGTTCGGCTCATTTCCGCCACGGGACCAATTCGCGACCCTTTTGGATACCCGGCAGCCGCATTCCGGGGCGTGGTATGCTTCCTTTTCAAAAGGTCCTGGAAGGACTCGAACCTTCGCCCGCAGCATACGTTCACTGCGAAACCACCACGGCCAGACTGTACACATCCAGCCACAGGACCATGCTGTCGATCGGTTCGGATGCCATTTAGTGAGCCACCGATCGACCGTACCCCGCACTATCTCACTTCTTAACACCCTTCATGCGGTTTGCTTCCAAAACAAGCAACAGGCGGGGGCGGACCGGTTGGGGGCGGGACCCCTGATTCCAACTGGCGATCCTGTGGCTGGCTGTTACTCCAACCGCTCCTCGACGGGGAACCCCCCTCGATGCCGTCACATCGCTGCTGCTTTAATCATCATCGTCATCGCCACCCCAATCCTCGTCATCGTCAAACAAGTCATCGTCATCATCAGGTTCAGGTTCAGGTTCAGGTTCAGGCTTCTTCTTCGCCTTGGCCTTCGGCTTGGCCTTGGTCGTTTTCTTCTTCGGTTCCGGTTCCGGTTCCGGCTCATCCTCATCCTCAAAAGGGATTAGCTCCACCTCATCCGGGGCAACCGCCCGATGCACCTCACCTTCTTCGTCCATGATAGTCAAGGAGGTTCCATCCGGGCTGATCTTGACAACGTCACAGGTTCCGAAGTCCTCATGGCTCACACTCTCGCCCTTCTCGATCCCGAGGTCATCGGCAGTTTGGGCCTTGGCCTTCGGCTTAGCCTTTTTCGGAGCTTTCTTTTTCGGGGAAGCAGCAGGCTCATCATCATCCTCGTCCTCGTCTTCGTCGTCGGGCACGTCAATCTGGTGGAAGATTGCCTTCAGCTTCTCGTAGGGCTCGATGGTGAGCAGCTCGTCGAGCACGTTTGCCGCCTCAGCAATATCAGAAGACAGCGGCTCTTTTCGGGACTTGAAATCAATCGACTCAGTGGTGAAGAACTTCGTCTTGTTGAAAAAGTCCTCTGCGAATCCGACCCGCAACGTGGAACCATCTTCCAGATCAGAAAAGAATTCGTAGTCGTCATCTTCATCCGCGTTGTTGATCCGAGCATCGAGTTGCTTGCCAAACAGATGGAAGCTCACGTCCCACACCTGGACACCCTTCTCGGGCTCCGCGTGGTCATAGATGTTCCACAACTGCCGCTCTTTCGGCAGCAGAGCCTTGACCGTGTTTTTATCGCTGTCTGGATCAGCAGCCAGCACGGCACGGGCCTCGCAGATCGGGCACGGCTTGTTGGCTGTCTTGGCCGGGCAGACATAGGAATCGTTATTCGGCCCGATCCCACGGTGGGCCCAAAAAGTTCGCTCAAAGTGGACCTTGCCATCTTCCTTCCACGGATTGCCTGCACCACTTGGTACAGAGTATGGAATGATGTCAAACTTCATCGGCCCGGCTTGCTTGACCGAGAAGAAAGATACCCCCTCGGGCAATCGGATCGACATGCCAGCAGAGCTTGTCTTGTGCTCCTTAGCACGCTGCCGACCACTTACTCGTTCTCGCTTCTGTCGCTTCTGTCGTGTTGTCGCCATTTTTGTCTCCTTGCTCTTGATTGAAAAAACACTTCTCTACCTCGATACCACCCGTAGGCGGACAGTTTCACGCACAAGTACAACATGCACGGACCGGCTATCACCATGCCCATCATCGCCATCATCATCAGCCAGCCGGACCATGTCATTGTCTCGGTTTCCCCCTCCTAGCAGCCCGCTTCTCTGCGTTGCCCATCACCTCTCTATTGTCTCCATCGGCGTGCGGCGTGGAGAAGTAGTTTTGTCCGTGGAGCTTGACCAGATTCTCCAGGGTTTGTTTTCGATGCTCCAGTGCCGTCGTGGTAGCCCTCAGAATCTCCAGCTCGTACTTGGCCTTCCCCACGGCAGCGACCGCAGCCTGATACCCATCGTTGCCAAGGATCAAGTTCTCGACGACCTTCTCAGTGATCTTCGCCACGTCGTAGCTCTCCGGAGAACTTCGGATGTCAGCATCCAGATCAGCTCTCGTAACATCAAGGGCCGACTTCACTTGATCGAGACGACGGACTGCAACAGCCTGCTTTTTCGCCCAGGTAAAGTAGAGCTTCGGTTGCCCGATCCACTCTTCATCCAGCCGGAATTCATCGATCTCCAGCCGGGGACCTTCAACTTCTTTCGTTACACCTGCCATTTCAATGTCTCCTGTTTGATACGGGTGTCTACGTACTTCCTGACTTCTTTCGTGGCCTCGGCGATCGCATCGGCATCCCGATCGCACTGCACCTCCAGCCCTGCCTGAACCTTCACCGATTCATAATTCCCAAGGTTGATCGTGCGGGTGACCGAAAATGATACTCGTGCTTGCTTCGCCATCGTTCTCAGTCTCCTATTTCAACAGTTCCCAACAAGTCAGGGCCAGTCCCGCGTGCTTACTATCGTAGAAATTGTCACGGAACAGATCGATCACGTCGGCTGCTCGTGGAGCCTGCTCGCCCCCACCTAATAAGACCTTCCGCATATAGCCGAGCACCATATATCGGATATTCTCCGGATCATCGTCGATGGCCTTCAGAATCTTCGCGGCCCCTCCCCAACCACCTCCCTGCAACAACACCTTGCAAAGCTGAAACGCCTGCTGCTTGCTACTCCCACGCTCCAGCATCCTCAGTTGCTTCTCCCTATCATCTTCCCCTATCACCTGACTCAACAGCACCAAAGCCTTGCGAGCCGATCCCTCTGCAATCTCCACGATCTTGTCGATCACATCTTCATGCAGTTCAATTTCCTCTTTCCCAGCAACTTCCATCACTAACTGCTCGACTGCCTTGACCGACAGAGCCTTGACCCTGATCTCTTCGCAGCGTGTGAGGATTGTATTCTTGAGCTTCTGCGGATCGGTCGTAGCGAGCATAAAATAGACATGCCCTGGAGGGTCTTCCAAGAGCTTGAGAAAACAATCCTGAGCCGCTGGGGTCAACTGGGCAACTTCATCGATGAGCCAAACTCGCGTAGTCCCAACCAACGGTGAAAGGCCGACCCGTTGCCCAATACTCCTCACCATATCAATGCCACGGTGACGTGCTGCATTCTCTTCAACAAAATCAGCATCACCGCAGTCCAGGGCACGTCTCAAGATTCTGGCCAGCGTTGTTTTCCCGCAGCCCGAGGGACCAGTGAACAGAATTGCATGGGGAACCGTCTTCGCTTGCAGGTGCTTCCTGATCGTGTTCACCGCTTCGGGCTGCCCCAAGACTTCCTTAAGCGTCTTCGGCCGGTGTTTCTGATACAATCCTCGATTCGTTTCGGTCACTCGCTCGTCTCCTTGCCTCTATTATAGCTAACCCCAAACCGAACTATCTCCGTTCATTTCGTTCCACTCTGCCACAGCATCAAGCGGTTTACGATAATTGGTCCGCACAAATTCATTGTCGAGTTCCAACGACTTATCACAAGATGATCCGATACGAATTACTCGTCCAAGTCCATACCGATCTTCAGTCGCTTCTGCCTCTTCACAATGCCGACCGCAAACAATACATGGAACGCAACCATCCGGCACCTTTACAGATGTAGACGTAAACTCCATTGTCCTTACTCTTTCGGTGGAACGTACCGTGCAATGACCCCGTAACCGTCATCCGTCTTGGCGATGCTCATGGATACACCAGCACCACCTCCCCGAACGTCTTTCACCAGCCCCGTGAGTTCTGCTATAAGCCCATGAGCCGCGTAGGCTGCATGCTCCACGGCGTCTCCGGCCTCTGCAGCCTCACGACCAGCTTTCTTCAACGGACCTTCTTTTCTTCCAAATCCAAACATTGATCTTTCTCCTTTGAAACGGCAACAGGGCCCCACAAATCTAACCTTCGATGTCTGCGACCGCCGGCTGCCCTCGATGGTTTTTACCATCCGCTTGCAGGCCGCAGCAGTAGGCTTGAACAACGAATCCTCCAGCATGATATCTCTCCACTACGAAGTGAAGGCAACACTACGTGGTGAATAGAACTCATCCGGCACACCTTTCGAGCCGGTCAATTCGATCCTCCCATCGCCATGACTGTTCCAATTCACCCAGCGGAGATTGTGTCGTTGGGTATCGTCCCACTCAAGTCCAGCCATCATCAACGCATGACCCCACCAATTGTAGGCGTGGTAGCCCGGCGACGGACTCAGCAGCAATGAAACACACTGAGCAACGTGCTCTTCCTCGTCACCGCCAGCGGGCCCGATCGTGTCAAACCATTCCAACGGGCGGTGGTGGAGAGCATTGGCCTTGGCCTCCTCGCTAAGTCGCCTGGGAATCTGCCCGTCGGCACAATACTCATGCTCGGAAATTCCCCGCGTCGAAGCACCTCTTAGAGCATCCGTCAGCCAGTAGCCCTGGTTTCGCCAATTCACGAGCCAGCCCAACGTGGCAGGGGCGAGCCGTTGATATTGCTGAGCTTGCATCAACTCGACTGCCTCGACCACACTGGCCAAACTGTATGCCCAACAATATCTCGTGGGGTTCTGATTCTTCGCCGGAACTTTGTTTGCCTCGAAATAGTGGATCGGAAACATCTTCTTTGCGTTACATTCCTCGATCCGTTCTTTCCACTGCTCCTTCGGAACCAGCTTGTCCGGGTAGTCACCTACCGGTCTCAATCCTTGTGCTAGTGCCTCTACACTGCCGTAGCGAACGTATCGTGGCAGCACACCACACTCCCGCCTGACGTGCTCCCAATTGTTGTCACCGATTCGCGGAACGTTCATGGCAACTCTCCCTTGTCAAGCAACTCGAAAACGGCATCCTCAGTCAGCGGTAGCGGAAAATCCTGCACCTTGCCGCCGGCCAGTGGTGCCAAACAGATACGAGGCAGTGGATCACCTTCGCAGGCGGCCAAATAAGCGGTAAGCTCCGCCGGAGCGGTTCCATCCGCTCCCTGACTGTGCTGATCCACCACTGCCACCAGCCGGTGTCCTGCCTTGGCCAGTCGCTCGCGGAACGTCAAGCTGGCAATTATCACCTGCTGGGCACGCGGCAAGTTGTCGAGTTCCTCCCGCTCGAACACGATCACTACTTGGTGCTTTACCCCCGGCACCGGAGGCTCTGGCTCCGGGGGCAAGGGAGGGTCCGGGTCTACTCCATTCCCATAATCGAATGTAGCAATCGCGAACGGGTCGGCACCGGGCGACGCCACCTGGACGATAAACGTACGGGGCCCCACCGCAGTCCCAGCAAACAGATGATAATTTTCCAGCTTGAGCACGACATCGCCAGCCACATCGACTCGATGCCAGAGGGGAGTTTGGCCCGGCTCCAACCCCTCGACGGACAACAACACAGCCGTGCCAGGCTTCAACGCTTGGCCGGGCGGGAAGCTCGTCACGTTGATCGAAAGCTCACCGCCGAAGGCCGGGGCCACCAACAGCGAGACAGCCAGGGCCAGGCAGCCAATCAAGTGGCTGCCCAGCCGGATCATTTCAGAACGCTTCATCGGATCAATCCTTGGTTCATGGTGTCAAGTGACTACGCCGCCAATTCGAGGGCCATGTCGAACCCGGCGTTCACACACCAAGCATCGACAGAGTCTACTGTCTGGTTGTCAGCGAACAGTGCAAACAACTGCAACAGCTTTGTAATGAATTCCAAAATCATGTTGAAGATTTCTCGCAAACGGTCTACGTCAATCTCACCACTCTCCGCTTGCGAAGCCAAACTGACTTTCAATTCTTCGACGGCAGCAGAATCACCGTTCTCGACGGCCCGCATGAATTGGAGTCTCCGCATACCAGCAGCTTCCGCAGCGTCACGAATAACCTCCCTCGCCACCTTGCGTTCGGCTCTGGTCATACGTCGAGCAGCTTGCGGGGCTGCGTCCGTGGTCACAACTACATCACCGGTCACCGGGACGATCGCAGGAGCGGCACACAGCGGGGAACAGAGGATTGCAAACAGTGCAATCGACAACAGCACCAAATTAAAACGCTTCATCACACAAACTCCTTGAAAAAGAAAATGGGAAACTCTACTTACATTATACCTTACCCCAAACCAGAACCTAGACAATTCCAAAACTGGATCGAGCCCTCCTGCAAGCACTACGAATCCTCTTCTCTGCTATCTCGAAATATCCCTCATCGATCTCGCACCCCACGAACTTCCTTCCCACTTTGGCGCAGGCCACCCCGGTGGTTCCACTCCCCATGAACGGATCAAGGACCACTCCACCAGTCGGAGTCATCGTCAGTTTACAAAGGTACTCCATCAACGCAACTGGCTTGACCGTTGGGTGGTTGTTACTTCTCAATTGACTTTTCCGACCACCGTCTCTTAAAGCCCTAACACCAGCCAATTGTTCTTCCAACCCCTTCAACCCAGCATTGCGTTCCGACTTGCTGGCCTTGGCACAATAGAAGAACCGAGCGGCGGAGCCCTTGCCGTCCCCGTAATCGAATGGAGTATGATTATCCGCAATTCCTTTCCCGTAAATTTTATTGTCGTGGTCGTATGGCTTACTAGCGACGTGGTTTAGCCCCGTGCTGCTGGCCCCCTTCATCCCCGGAAACCCCACCAGCAATTCCTCGCTGCCGTCGTGAATCACGTTCGCGGGCCAGCGTCCAGTACATTCTCTCGGCGGGGCACCCTTGAAATCTCCATAGCATGGTGTTCCCTGCTTACTCGTCGCAGGATTTACTCGCCTTTCCACCCCCACCCTGCAACCATCCACGTTGATTCCCGCCACCCCATGCTCCAAGGCGTTCTTGACAAAACCCGAACCGACCTCTATAATGATCGTAACACGTTTACCAGCACGCACACGACGCTTTACGTCTGCCGGAATGATAGGTATTCCCTTGGAAAAGTCGAAAGCAACTTTAATCTGTTCCATGTGCAAGCGTTCCTTTCAACGACACCACTATCGGATACAAGCGAGAAAAACCGACACAGTATTTTGCAGCCGTGATTATCACGTGGCATGGAAACGAGCCAACATGACACACCGTAATTGTGGTGTTTTGAGAAGCCCCAGCGGTCGCCGTCTCGACGTTCACCACATTGATCCACGCCGCAACTACGATGACCAGGACGAGGCTAACATCCTGAAGAACTTGGTAGCCCTTTGTGCCCCGTGTCATTCGACTTTGGAAATGGCAATTACACATGATCGGCTTCAATCGCTTCCCACTCGTCTAAGAGTTCTGGGGTCAGTTCAATAGACCACGGTTCTTTGTCCAGTGGCTTCATGGCGACGATGATCGGCTCAAATGCTGGTTTTAGAGAAGTCCCCCAGCCGTCCCAGAGTTGGGCCGCTTCGGTGGCAGGATCTGGTCCATCACATTCATGGTAACCAACCTTTCGACTTTGATCAATCCAAGGCCGGGAATCACATGATCCAGACATTGTACCAGACGTAATAGCCCGAGGTTTGTGCTTTATTTGTTCCCTCTCCACACCCGCCGCCTTGTCGATTGCCTTGGAAATGTCCAGCGATTTTGGGAAGCCGCTGCCGTAAATCCACATCACGCAATCACGAATTTCCCAGCCTGCGTCCTCAATAGCACACGCCAGACGGTGGTAGGTTCTCGTGCCCCCGAACGCCAGCAGCATTGCTCCTGGCTTACAGACCCTCATTATCTGCGTCCAGAATTCTACACCCGGCACACCATAATCCCAATCCTTTCCCATGAAGCCTGTGGATGGTATAATAGAACAAGCCTTTTTATATTCTGAAATATGGAGCCAAACATGAAAGTAAGCATCTGTTGCCCCGTCTGCGGTATCAATTATTACGCTGATTCGACAAGGCTTAAATTCGGGAGGCAGACCACTTGCTCCCGTGCGTGTTCTTACAAGTTTCGTGCAGCTAAGTTGAGAAACCAAATCACAGTCTCTTGTGCCAATTGCGGATCGGAGTTCACCAGAAGCCCCAGTACCATCAAGAGTAAGCACAAAGCCCTCTACTGCTGTGCTGCTTGTATGTACGCTGGTCGAACCGCTGGGCATACTCCCCGAATTTGTACGAAGCCCTATGTTTTCACTGAAGCCGGGAAGATTGCACAAAAGGAAAGCGGAAAGAGGGCAGCAGCGACCCGCCGCAGGCGTAACAACTATGGGCACACTGAAGCTACCAAGGCCAAACTGAGTGCCGCATCTGCCAATAGCATTGCCAATAGAAAAATCAACCGAATCTCTAAAATCGAGAACATAGTCTCCGAGGAAATGACCAGGCTCGGTTTTGAATTTACGAGACAATACTACATCAGAGAACCTAACACAGGAAGATTCTCTGCCTGCCTCGACATGTACATCCCAAAGCACCGAGTCGCTGTCGAAGTCAACGGCACATTCTGGCATGCTGATACCAGATTCTACGATCATACCAATCTTTCGCCTGCTCAAATTAGAACATTGGAGCGGTATGCCCGCAAGGTCGATATACTTAGCAAGCTCAGGATCGAACTCATTGAGATTTGGGAATACGACATCAACCAATCTGCGAAAAACGCTGTTGAATTTGTGTTGCGAAGATGGATCAGATAACCCATACGGAGGATCACAAATCACAGAGTCGATAACCCCCTCCTTCATCCTATTCAAGACCACTCTGCAATCCTTGTTGAACAAACGGTGACGCTTGTGCTTCTTCATGCCCCCAACTCCCTCAGAAGATAAATCACATATCCATCGTACTCTGTCTCATTCCACTCGAAAAGCAAACCCCGTTCCTTCAAACAGTCGTTCACATTTTCCATTATGTCCATTGCATCATCATCGCAGTCAATCTTTAACTCATCTTCCATTATGACAACTCCTTTTTCTCCCACCAGTTCACATCCGACCCCTCAATGTCGATCCCCAACGGCACCACGATCCACCGCCACGCCTTCCGCAATTCATCCAACGTGATCCGCCTCACCCCTGCCAGCACGGCATCCAACTCATCCTTCACCACATCCAACAACAGCGAGTCGTGAATCTGGCCGATCACCCGCGACTTCATCTTCGATTTTCTCAGCCACCTGACCACCCGTATCAAGCTCCACAGCAGACAGTGAAACGCCGAGCCCTGGATCGGGTAGTTGACCGCTTCGTTGCGTTTCATTACCCCTTGGAAAACGAATCCAGTCAGGCTCTTCATCCAACCCTTCCGCTGGTATTCTGCAAACCAGTCTTTCTTCCATTGGGCGTAGACCTGGAATCGAACATCCCAAAAATGCCGCTCAAAATCTTGTATGTGCCGCTCGAACGATCCACTCACCGCAGGCACCTTCGGATTGCACGCTCCCAAGTGAGTAATTCCCCGATTCAATAGGTGCTCTTTCAAACCCATCCCATCCTCTCTGGTGGCACCAAACGAATCTATCCCATCCCACAAACCCTTTGCCACGTTGGGATAATATGAACCATAGAACTCAGGGAACGTGCATTGATTCTTCGTGAGCTTCCTGGCCTTGCTGGTCATCTGTTCCTGCGTCAGCTTGAAGCACTCCATAGCCACGTCGCGGTGCATGTCGGTAGACGGATCGTTAATGTAGTCGATCATCGTCGGATCAAAATGGTAGCAGGCACCCACGTTCACCTCCACCCTCTCGTAATCCACCTCCACCAACACCCTACCCTTTCTCGGAATGAACGCCCGCCTCAACAGCTTGGCCAATTTTGGATCACGAATCGGGAGGTTTTGGAAGTTGGGGGAATCTGAAGACGACCTGTACGTGCGTGCCAGGTGGAGGTTGTAGAACGGGTGCAGGACCCCATCAACCGTCTCACGCAGAACACCTAGCAAGTAGGTGCTGCGGAGCTTTTTCAACTTCTCGACGGCGATCAATTGCTTAACGAATGGGACATCCAGCTTCTCCAGATCGGCAGCAGCGGTGGAGAATCTCCCCGTCTTCGTCTTGCCTGTACTTTCGTGGCCCAACTCGTTGAACAGGACTTGCCCCAACTGTGGCCGACTACCTAGATTAGCTTCTCTGCCAAACTTCTTCTTCCACACTTTGAACACATCACCCTGCTTGAGCTTTTCTTCCTGCTGCTCGATCCTCTTTTCGACCCTGGTGATCGTGCGTTTCAGGTAGGGTACGTCGATCCGCACACCCGTGGCTTCGACTTGTGCCAAGGCAACGGCTCCATCCTGCATGAGTTGGTAAGCTTCTCTGTCCACTGGAATCATTGCTGTCGCCTTTCGTCAGCCAGTTGTTGCAAATCGTCACGGGCCTCTTGCTGATCCTTCACGGCGGCATCCCACAAATACTCATCCCGATAATCCGCTACGGCATCCCGCACCAACTTGACCAGCACCGCCGGTGACAAAGCATCTAGTTCCCAACTCTCATCTCCGTATTTTTCAACATAGCCGGTGAATCGACTATCTGTGCTTTTGGCAGGGTTGGGGGGAGGCTGATACCACTGCACTTGATCCATGTTCAAGGCGATCCTATGCACCTCCACATACCGCTCAGAGTACAATTTCAATCGATCAAAATTGTCTCTGGTCATATCGATGCCACTCGGATCGTGGTCACCGAGATGGATTACAACAGGCGATTGCATCTCAGCAGCATACCGCTTGAAACGCCTTCCCGCTGCCCACATTTCACTCTGACTCAAAAAGCCACGGCAGGCCAGCAACGGAACATCCAACTCCCGACAGACAGCATCGAAGACTCCCGACAGTGCCTCTTTCTCAACCCACACCTCGACGCGATGCCTCTGATTTTCCCACAAGTCATATCGAAATTGCTGAGCCACTGCATCCAAAATATCAGAGACACCGTCCCAATGGCTATTGCTTTGTACATTGCGGGTCCGATCCTCGATAGCCTCCCAATCGATCAATCCTGCATTCCGCCCATTCGATATTATGCGTTCCAATCTATCATATTCTCGCGGTGTATTGCCAAGCAAGTCGCGGGATACAAACTGATAGTAGAGCTGCCGCAAGGTCATCACGAAACCCTGCTCGGCGTACTCTTCTATGATTGCATTCGCATGAGCTATCAACACCTGCGACGCTTTCGAGAATCGTCTCGGGATGTATTCAATCAGGGGCACTTGAATTCTCTGATTCTTCTTTTTCCCGCCGCAGGGCTTCAGACCGGGTGAGAAATACTTGATCCTTCTCCCCAGAAAGTGCCGTCGATTCCCACCCCACCACGACAACAGCCAGTACCTGCGTACTCATCAAACCACCGTAAGGCTTCA